ACATCAAAAAGATGAAGTAATCGGAGTCCAAAATGAAATTATCAAGTAGAAAACAACTACTGAAAGAAGCCGACGACGTATTACGTCAGATTCGTAATGAAAATAAACAAAATCTGAACGAAGGTTTGTTATACAGTATTTGGTCAAAGATTGCAGACAAATTACCATTTGCAGCAGGAACGATTGGTGTATTGATGGCTGGTCTTGGTAGGTCAGGGAATGCATCGGAATATCCTGGCCTTTCATTGTTTTTATTCGCTGCAATTGCCGCCGCCGGTGCTGGAATGGGTATTGATGTTTTTTTGAGGAAATATTTTCAAAACAGATTTTTCGATAAAGAACTACAACCAATAATTGATGAAATGATGCGAGCTGTTTCACAAGACAAGCCACTCTATAATCATGCGATCAACATAAAAAAGATAAATGATGAGATACGAAAAATAGAAGCCGATCACGCATCTGTAAAAAAAGGAAGCAGAGGTGCCCCAGATATTCGTAAAGAATTGAATAAAAAGAAGGCGGAGCTAGAATTGCAGGTATATGAGATAAACAAAAAAATAAAAGCTAGAATAAATACTGTAATGAACAAATACGGTGGGAACGAAAAATTTGTAAAGGCCATGTTCAATATTGATCCATATTCATATGCAGGCGAATTGAGTCCAGATTATTACAAGCGTATAGTGAAAGATAGAATAGCTGGGGCAATCTATGTATCCGATGCTGAAATAGATTCTATCAACAAAGATGCTAAAAAAATGGAAGAGTCCATAAGGAAGAGACACAATCTTCTGTAAAACTTCAAAGGGAACTTCGGTTCCCTTTTTCATTTGGAAATCTCCCGAAAATTTGTTATTTTTTTTTTGTGTACCATATTTATATCATATAAACCAAAGTATTTTTTTTTTTTGGAGTCCAAAATGAAATTATCAACTAGAAAAGAATTGCTCGCCGAAGCATCAAAGGTATTAAAAGAATTCAAGAAACAGGGTTCTAACTATGTCTATACCACAGAAGAAGTAAATAGAATAAAGCAATTGATCGGTGTTATACTCAATTTAACAGAAGATTCAATTGAAGAACTGAACACTTCTTCATCAACTATAAAGAAAATGAGAGCATCTTTGGAAGATAGTGAAGGTGGAAATTCATTGACAAATTCACAAATGTCAGAATTTGTTAAAGGTGTATTTGGAATAAACAGACAAGGAAAATCCATAGGTAAACTAATGAAAGAAACCGAAAGACTTTTAAAAATGATTGGTAGATAAAATTGAACGACTTGAAAAAGATGAAATAACAAAAGGGAACTTCGGTTCCCTTTTTCATTTGGAAATCTCCCGAAAATTTCATATATTGTAGTCCATTCAAATTCACACGGAATACATTATGATGATTCGGAAATACAAAGACCTACTCAAAGAAGTAGAAGAAGAACATAAAAACGCAGATAATCTCCACCGAGATAGTAGGGTTCTCGTAGTAGATGGAACAAATTTGTTCATCCGTGTATTCTCCGCAATTCCAACACTCAATGAAGATGGACAACACGTAGGTGGACTTTCAGGATTCATGAAATCACTTGGTGCCACAATTCGTATGGTAAAACCTACGAGAGTTGTAGTTGTCTTTGATGGTAAGGGTGGTTCACATCGTAGACGTAAAATCTTTGATAACTACAAAGAACGTCGAGCAATTAAGTCCCGTCTCAATCGTGCAGTTGGATTTGAAGATTTAGCTGACGAACAGGCATCAATGAAATTCCAAATGGTTCGTCTTTACGAATATCTCCAAAATCTTCCACTCACAACAATCGTGGTTGACCATATTGAAGCTGATGATGTTATCGCTTATTTGGCATCCTACTTCAAGGAAAAGATTTACATCCTATCCAATGACCGAGATTTTCTCCAATTGGTTTCAGAGAATGTAAATGTTTATGTTCCTACACAGAAAAAAATGTTCAATCAAGAGAATCTGTTGGAACAATATTCCGTGTGGTCTGAAAACTTTACAATCTTCAAGGCATTACTTGGTGATAACTCTGATTCTATTCCGGGAATAAAGGGTATGGGTGAAAAGACAATTCTGAAACATTTTCCTGAACTTGGTGAACGAAAGAAGATTGGATTGGATGAATTTATACAAATCTGTGAATCATATGATGGTAAGGCAAAGGCAATGTTGGAATTGAAACAATCTATTCCACAATTGAAACGAAACTATGAGTTGATGCAGTTATTGGATGTGGATATACCCGCATCAACGAAATCAAACATACGAAATATGGTTGATGGTGAAATTTCTAGTATGAATAAGATTCAACTTGATACATTGTGTTTACAAGATAAACTCCGTGCCGTAATGAATGGTTGGGATGATTGGTTATCCACAAACTTCAAATCGTTGGATTCGTATAGAACTAAAACTATGGAATAGATAGTTATAAACATAAGGCCGTGGAATTCATTTGATTCGTAGTTTGTTTCTCAGCTCCTACACAATCGCTCCGAATCCACGGCTTTTCTTTTTCAATTTGATATTTATTAGTAGAGAAACAAACTACATATCAAATGAATAGGAGAACGTTATGGTCATTTATAAGACCACCAATTTGGTGAATGGTAAACAATACATAGGTAAAGACGGACACAATAACCCAAATTATATTGGGTCTGGTTCAATTCTGAAAAAAGCAATCAAAAAATATGGTCGAGATAATTTCAAAAAAGAAATCATAGAAGTGTGTGATTCGAAAGAACACTTACTGATTCGTGAGAAATACTGGTTGGATTATTACGATGTTGCGAACAATCCTATGTTTTACAATTTACATAATCATAGTTATGGCTCCGCTCCAGGAGATAGAAGTCCTAGATTCGGAAAGAAAATTTCAGAAGAACATAGGATGAAATTGAAAAAGTATATGACTGGTAAAAAACTTAGCGAAAAAACTATCCAAAAATTGAGAGAACTGAATCTTGGTGAAAATAATCCCAATTATGGAAAACATCCATCCGATGAAACTAGAAAAAAATTGAGTGAATGTAGACGTGGTGAAAAAAATCCCTTCTATGGGAAAAGACATTCGGAAGAAACCAGACAGAAAATAAAAGACGGACTGGCTGCATCAAATAAGACGCCCTATTTGAAAGGGTATGTTGTCTGTGTTAGTGGTCAATATAAAGGACAACGGAAAACCAGCAAAGAGTGGTGTGAGTTATTGCATATAGAGTGTAGTAATTTTTCATCACATCTTTCCGGTAAGAAATACACAAACGGAATCAAGGGGAACTTTTTCAAGTGGGAATACGAACTTTGATTTGGAAGATTCAATCTACTTTCGTATATTGTAGTCATAACTAAATCAACATATACGAACGATAACAAATGCAAGATACACTTTCGGAATACGGGCATACATTTCAAACAAAAGTTATTTCCTGTCTTATTAGTGATAAGGCGTTCTTGGGACAAGTCAGTGATTTATTAGAACCTGGATACTTTGAATCCCAATCCAATAACTGGATAGTAGAACGTATTTTAGATTACCATCGTAAGTTCAAATCTCAACCAACCCAAGAAGTTTTCAAATCTCTTCTCGTTCCGATTGAAGATAAACTACTCCGTACTGGAATTGTAGACAATCTCAAAGAGGCGTATAAACTTCAAAATTCACCTGACTTGGAATATGTCAAGAGTGAAGTGATAGAGTTCTCGAAAAATCAGCGTATGAAGTGTGCGATTTTGGAATCGGTTGATTTGCTGAAGAATGGTAAGTTTGAGCAGATAAAGAAAAAAATTGATTCTGCGATGAAATTAGGTGCTGATAAGGATGTTGGTCACGAATACAAAGACCAAATCGAAGAACGATATTCAGAAGGTGCTCGTAATTGTGTTGCAACAAACTGGGACGTTATCAACGATATTATGTCAGGTGGTCTTGCTGGTGGTGAGTTAGGTGTTGTAGTTGCTCCTGCCGGTGGTGGTAAGAGTTGGGGTCTTATCAATGTTGCTGCTAATGCGGTCAAACAAGGTAAGACGGTTATTTACTACACACTTGAATTGAATGCCTTCTATGTTGGTAGACGTATTGATGCTTACCTTACAAAGATTCCATTCCAAAATCTTCAAGAAGAACATTCTCGTGAACGAATCCAAGAAGCAATGGAAGGACTCGAAGGCAATCTCATCATCAAGTATTACCCTACGAGAACTGCCTCGATAACTACCATCACGTCACATATTGAGAAGTGTATAAGTCAAGGTAAGAAGCCAGACATGATTGTTCTTGATTATGCTGACTTGATTCGTCCATCGAAGGCTGGTGATAAGAGATTGGAATTGAATGACATCTACGAAGACCTTCGTGGTGTTGCTGGTGAGTATGATATTCCAATTTGGACTGCATCTCAATCTTCACGCTCATCCACCGACGACGAAGTAATTGAAGGAAACAAGGTATCTGAATCTTACAATAAAATTATGATTGCGGATTTTGTTATGTCCCTCTCTCGTAAGTTGAATGATAAGATTGGTGGAACAGGACGATGGCACATTATCAAGAACCGATTCGGCCCTGATGGTATGACATTCCCAAGTAAGATAAATACAATGACGGGACATATTGAAATCTTTGAACCTAACTCTGACATCGGTAAATCTGTTTCACAATCTATGACCGGTGAAGGTATGGTAAAGAAAGCTCTTTCACAAAAGTTCAAAGAACTTGAAGGATTTTAAGGTAAAAAATACATAGAATATTTTTACGAAAATAAACGATTTTTTTACCCAAACGGTATAGTTATCTCTATACCGTTCTGTTTTAGAACGAAAAATAGACGTTTTTATGAAAAATTAATGTGGAGAAATCTATGGATATTAGTAACCGAATTCTTTCGGAAATCACGGTTTATATGAAGTACGCCAGATACATTCCTGAGTTGAATCGTAGGGAAACATGGAATGAGTTAGTAACACGAAATAAGGAAATGC